TTCAGGATTTGATTTGTTTCTTTCAACCCCTTGATCTGTATTCTAGCGAAAGGCATTACTTGAAAATTAAAACCTCGTGATGTGGTCCGTCTTCGTCTTCAACTTTATTGACCGTCAGGATCTCTGGTGTCGTTCCATCTGGGAGGGTCACTTTATAAGTGGTGTCTGCCCCCGTGATCTCGCCCAGATAAACTCTACCCCTCGCCAAGATCTCTTCACCGCTGGGGATCGTGACCCGTTCGGTCTTTTCTTGGACCCTCGCCGGATGGGTAGTCCCCACCGCGAAACTTCTTTGCCCGTATTTGTCAAGCCCAGTGCTCGCCTGAAGAGTCACCGTTGCTGGCATACAATCTAAAAAATCTTCGATCTTGCCAACGCCCGACATTTATTTCGCCTCCTCAAAGTCCTCCCTGGTGTCTTTGAGTCGATCAATATCGTGAATCTCTTTGAAGAGTTGTGGTTGAACCCTGTCTGGATCCTCTCTGAGCTCCCGCTTTCGATCTCTAAATTGTGCTGGCATGCTCGGCAGTTCGTATCGGCCTCGACCCTTTGCCCTGAGATCTACGATTCTCTGTCTGGTTTCTGACAAGCCGAATGACAGAGCGAGATCCCCGACTTTCTTTGAACTTAAAGTCCCGCTACTCGAGTTGATGGCGGTATCGAGTAGACAGGCAGCGGCCATGTAGATGTTCGCTTCCTGGGTCAACACCCATGCAATCTCCTCGTCTTCGAAAATGTTTTTGGTGCAATCGGTATCCTGCAGGAGGAATCGGACCGCATCGTTATCACTAGTTGAGGGATCACCGCTATAACTACAACTCATTGGGTAGGCTCCTCTGTGATCGTCTCGGGTTTTGCCGTTTCCGTTTCGGGTTCAGCCCCTTTCGTCTCGACTTCGGTGGCTTTTGTTTCAGCCTTCGATTGCTTCGTCTCGGTTTCATCTTTTTTCTTGGCGAGCTCCATCTGTTCCCTGAGAGTTTTTAGTTCTGCATTCATTCGACCCATTCGTTCCCGAGTATATCGAAGAGAGACGGACAGGACTGCCAAATCCTCTTCCATCAAGACCCTGGAATTACTAACGATGGTCACTCTTGTTAATGCTCGGTCCCTCGTTTCCTCACAGGTTATAGGTCGCTGTTGAGCGAAAGCCCCCGGCGCAAAAAATAAAATCAGACTAATTAACAGACCGAGATTTTTCATACCAACTCGTTCCGTTATAGATTAAAGTCAGCGTAGTGTCGTCCGCGCTTAAGAAAGCTGCGCCTAGGTCTATCGTATCCGCCGTGTGTGCATTGTTATCGGAAATCGTAACCTCGTTATCTATGAAAAGTAGAGTCAGGGTTTGCCCCGTAGTCCCACTCGTAATAGTCGTAACCGTATTACCGCTCACATCTCCGGTTATCGTTTGAAAGTTGCTCGTTGCTACCCAGGTCGCAGCCGCCACTCCCAAGGTTACGGAATCATCATCATTCCCCTGGACGGAACTGAAAGTGATTGTTGTCCCATCATCTGTGATGCTTGGCGTTTGATTGGTTTGCACACTTGAAGCCTGAACCAAGCCCCACAACAATGCGCCCGTGATTAATCCGATTCCAATTAGAGAATAAAGATTTTTTCTCATCGCATCCCCTTAGTTAAACGCTCTAACAACAATCGTATTTGTTCCACTGGCTGAGATTGCGCTGATTGAAGTAATTGCGTGTTCGTCGATAGAAATAGATTCCCCTGGTTCGAGAACGTCGTCTCCCGCCGTATCGGACGCGGGACATATCGCCGTTCCTCCTCCGTGGTCGATACAAACTCCGTCACCATTCGTTACAGGGGCAGAAATAAAAACTTTCCTAGAGGTAAAACCGAAAGCGAAATTTTGTGAAACCGCCGCAATCGCCGTATCAGTTATTGCGAAAAAGTTTGCGCCTGAATGGACAGGCCATATTTCACCCCGCACCGTTGTTGCAACCGGAGTATAATCTCCGTTCGATCCGAAGGTTGTTGCTAGGTCCGCGTTCGCGACTCCGAGGGCCATCACCCCGGCGTCGAGGGTGGTGTGGGAGATGTCCTCGCGCTTTGATATTTGGTTGTTGTCGCTGAAGATGTCGTTGTGCATCGCCACGACCATCGGCTCACCCGCCCTTGTGGTTGCAATCGGGGTATAATCAAAGGTGCTCCCGCCCCCCGCACCGAAGCCTGTCTGATCTTCGTTCTCTACTCCCCAGGTCGGGATGCCCGCGTCTCCGGTCGCGTGAGCCGTGTCCTCAAGTTTACTAACTTGAATGCTTGTCAAATATGCTGTGCTGTGATGTTGAGTTGTCAGCACTTGAGTCAAACTTGTGACGCCGATAAGCGAGTAGCGTAAATCAAGACCAGTGATAGCGGTTGGTGTTGTGGCTGAGTTTCTTATGACCAATGCAGGAACACCTGCGTCACCGTCTGCATGAAGTACACCCTCTTGTTTCCCAAGTTGATTGGCAATCGCTGTGTTGGCAGTAATCATCGGAATATTATATTGCCGCCCTGCAAGGTCGGTTGAAAATTGGGAATAGTCGCCGATGGCACCGACATTCCCTAGTCCGGTATGAATCACGCCGAGCGAAAAACTACCGCGATCTCCGGTCGTATGCGGAGCGTCTTCGAGAGGTAGCGCGGTAATTTGCGTCGCTTGATTCGCCGCGCTCGCGTCACCGCCGCCGCCACCGCCTCCGCCCCCTCCCCCTCTAGGAATAATCTGACCGAGTGCTGGCGCAGCAGTAAAAAGAATCGCCGCGACAATATATGCAATAAAATTTTTCACTTCGTTTCGCCTCCTATCGGGCCTTAAAAAATGAAGCCTTGATTTCTGCGTCAGTCGTAACTCGTATCGCGCTGAAGTTGTCGATGGAATTCAGGCCGCAGATCGTGAAGCTGGTTCCCGACTCGGCTAGATGACCCGAACTCGCAGTCGGCGTACTACCATCAACCCAGTAACGGATCTGATCATCCTCGACGGTTACGACTGCAACGGCAGCATTCCCTGCGGCTTGCTTGATTGTTCCGTCAGTGAATCCCGAGGCCGCAACGCCAATCGTCAGCTCCTCTTTGTCGAGGGGATCGATCCCTCTGACATTGCCAATGATGCACTCTTGGGCATTAGAAACAGACGGGAGCGCCAAGGCAGCGAGTAAAAATAAAAGCGCAAATAGCTTTTTCATCTAGCAACCCTCCAACCAAAAACAATTTGATGAGATGACCAGGGATCTAATTGCTTAGAGTCCAGGTCGGAGATGCCTGAGTATTCGTGTTCCTAAAATGACTGCCGCTAGTCGTATTGATATAAAGCGAACCAATGCCGGCGATCCCCGCACCAGTTCCGCTCACACCATCTACTGGGTCACCAGGCTCGGCCAAAAACAACACAGCGGTCTTCGAAAAAGTCAGTCGCCCGACCTTAAAAGTACCGTCCGTTCCTTTATTTACGCTCATTGATTACTCCTTCCCATCGGCCTTGAGCCGCCATCCGGAGATTTTTATTTGCGGCTGGCTTCTGTCTTATCTAATCGTAGCGGTGAGATCTCGTTTTCTCTTTCAATGATTCGTTCAGTTTCGATGTCGTCTGGTGTTGAGTGAGGGGTGAAGCCTACGTCTTCAGGTCCAAAGGTGCCGGTCTTTGCCAGCAATTTCTCCCTCTGTTGTTCGGTGAGATCGTGAACCGTTTGCTCTCTTGCCCTCAGAATATCTTTGTGCGCCCTCTTGAAATGGGCATCTCTCTCGGCCATTCCAATGAATTCGCCCCCGCAGCCCCCGCACTCGCTCGGGGTGACGTTCTCTGGTGCCATTAATTCCTCGATATATTCAAGGCGCAGCATCTTTTGATCGTTGGCAAAGCCATGCATTCTAATCAATCGCCCTCGCTCAAGAGGAATCGGACCATAAGTAACACCAGGGAAAGTCCGCTTGACCATGTAGATCTTTTCGGTCTTTGGAATATCGACTCGCTGTTTGATGTGGGATGCTCGCCTGCTCTTTTTTTTGCCCGCCATAAAACCTTTCATGCTGGACCCAAGTTCAGTTTATTAAACCCGGGTCCAGTATATTGAACGAAAGTTTCGCCAGCCGTTCTTAGGCAACGGCTCCCGACATAAAGAGACCGGCATTAGCAACGGTCAACTTCTGATCGAAGTAGCTGTTGCCTTCAATGATGTCGACTTCTCTCTCTTCGTCTCGCATCCGTTTCATGAATTGCGCCGCGCCAGCAACTCGGTTCCAAACAAAATTGTAACCCGCGGCTGGGTTCAGCAACGATGGGCGATCAGGAACATGAAGCAGCAGCGCGTTCTTACCCCAGATCCGGGTATAGGCAACAGACGACTCGGCTGTTCCTTCAGGGCTCACGGTTTGAATCGCCCGCCCGATCAGCATCTTGTCGAGTTCAAGCAATGAAGCAGCGATCTCTTGGGAGATCTGGCCGCGCTGGGTATACTTGATTGTGTCGATAAGATCTGGGTGCCATTTTAATTGAACCCAAACCTGTTTGCCCATTGCCATCACTCGGGCTTCACGACCAATCAATCCCTCGACATCATCTTTGAAACCGGTGATGTCAACGAGGGGATTCGATCCGGCGTAATCGGACCAGACGACGAAATCGGTTCCGCCAGTTTTATCGGTGCCCCACTCGTTCGTCTTGAAGAAGTCGGACGCGAAGGCCACTTCTCGCCTCATAAACATTTTGTCGGTTACGAACTCGGCTCCGTCTCTATCGACGTTGAAAGGATCGTCTTGGTTGTCTCTGAGTTCGTCGGGGATCTCAAAGCGAAAGCTAAAGCGGTCAGAGAAATAGGTGTCAGCGGTGTTGACCTTATAGCCTCCCCCGGTTGATTTTGTCCCTGGTGCTCGAACAACCGCCTGATCCCTGAACCAAAAGGATTGGTCGTACTTCGGGATTTTGTCAGATTGCTTTCTGACAGGAACTGGCGGGAACAATTGGTCTGCGATGTAGTTCGGGTTGCGAAACGCAATTGAGATCTGCGTTAGCAATTGATCTACGTGTAAATCTCTTGGAGTTGGATCAGGCATTATGTTACCTCCTAGTTTATTTCACTGATAAAAATTAAGCGTGCCGTCTTATCAAGCCGACCAATAGGATCGTTGTGACTTCTTCCTCTATGGTATCGCCTCTAGTCAAGAAGCCTAACGAGAGCGTCCCTATCGCCCCGGTGTTAACTCCGAATCCGCCCGCGTCGCTTACAACATTGTCGCCCGACTCTCCGCCCGAACCTTTCACCTTGAGTCTCGACAAGCCGAAAAGTCTTACCTGCGCTCTCTGTCCCGCTTCCGGTTTGTTTTGTAAGACTCCGATTCCTTCATTCGCTCCCGCAAGGATTATCTGTCCGGCGACCGTATGAAGCTTGACAATCTTATATTGATCACTCGACATATCGGCATTCGCTACAAAACTCTCATCCCAAACCGCTTTTTCTCTTACTGCTTGTGAGTTGCTCATTGTTTTCTCCTATGCGTGAACGGCAATCAGTCCCATCATTAGAACAGAGATGATGTCGCCGTCTGCCGTAGATGCTTCGAGAGCAATCGCATAAGCAAGGTCGCCAATGGTATCTGCAACAACTCCCTTGCCTGCCGCGTCCGATGTAATCAGATCGCCGATTGCAATGTTTGTCGCATTGCCGTCTACGACATGACGCGAGATTCCGTGATGCCGAACCTCGGCCCCTTGCTGTGCCTCCGGCTTGTTCTGAAGAATACCGATCCCGGCCCCCGCATCGGCGAGGACAATGTCGTTCTCGGTGCTGGTAAGTTTAACGGCGAAGTATTGTTTTAAGCTAAGATCTGGTACGGCTTTATAGCTCTCAGTGTAAATAGAAATCTCTCTTGTGGTCATTGCCTGCCTCCTGAATCAGTTGGCTTTAAGCATGAATCCTGAAAGGTCCGGTCATTAAAACCGCGATCACGTCACCGCTAAGGGCCGAGCCCTGGAGCGCGGTCGCATAAGCCATTGTACCA